AAGAAGTTCGCGACGAAGTGAACAAGCGAGAGCGGGAGATTTCGAAGGGGTTGTCGCATTCGACTCAGGCACGGCAATTCGTCGACCAGTTCACGGAAGTGATTCAACCTTATATGGGTTTCATTGCCGCCGAAAAGAGCACTCCGATCGAGGCCGTGCGCAATCTGATGCAGACCGCCGCAATCCTGCGTACTGGCACGGCTGCTCAGAAGGTCCAGATTGCTGCTTCGGTGATCCGCGATTATGGTGTCGACCTTCAGGCGCTCGATTCGTTGCTCGCGACGGCCCCGGCGAACCGCCCGGCCCCGCAGCCGGATATTCGCCAACTCGTGCAGCAAGAGCTTGCCCCGTTCATTCAAGAGCGGCAATCCGCCCAGCAATCCCAGGTCAATTCCGAATTGGAGAACTTCGCGAAGGATCACGAGTTTTACAATGATGTTCGCGAGGAAATGGCGGACTTGATCGAGGTCGCGGCGCGTCGAGGGGGTTCGATGAGCTTGACGACTGCCTACGAGCGTGCTATACTCCTGTCTGAACCAGTTCGTAGAACTCTCGAAGCACGCAAGGCCCAAGGGACCGCAGCTTCTAACCATCAAACTGCGCAACGCGCGAGGCTAGCGGCCGGGTCCGTGCAGCCGAGTGCAGTAGCTAGTAAAGCGGTGGTTGGTAAGGATGATTCCCTCCGTGGTGCCCTTGAAGCTTCTTGGGATTCTAAAACTCAAGGTTGAGTTGAAAACCCCCTTTTAGCAACCTTGAGGTAATCATGGCATTTCCAAATGTAAGCGATATCGTCGCGACGACGATCGAGAACCGGTCGAAGAAGATCCAGGACAACGTGACCAAGAACAATGGTCTGCTCACCTGGATCAAGGAATCTGGCGGCAACCGTCCCTTCGGCGGTGGCTCCAAGATTCTGGAGGAAATCTCCTTCGCTGAGAACGGCAACGCCGGCTGGTATTCGGGTTATGACCTGCTGCCGATCGCTGCGCAAGACGTCATCAGCGCTGCTGAGTTCGACATTCGTCAAGCGGCGGTTCCCGTGATCATCAGCGGTTTGGAGCAGCTGAAGAACAACGGTCGCGAGCAGATGATCGACTTGATGGAGCAGCGTCTCAAGGTGGCCGAGTCCACCATGATGAACCTGATCGCAGGCGCGGTTTACTCGGACGGCACCGCCGCTTCGGGTAAGCAGCTGATCGGTCTGGATGCCATGATCCCCGTTTCGCCGAACACTGGCGTTTACGGTGGTATCGACCGGGCGACCTGGGCGTTCTGGCGTCCCAAGACCGTTACAGCGGGCGCTGCGCTCACCAAGGACACGGTTCAAGGCGCGATGAACACGATGTGGGCTTCGCTGATTCGCGGCGCGGATCGTCCGAACCTGATCATCATGGACAACCTGTTCTGGGGCCTGTACATCGCTTCGCTCCAGCCGCAACAGCGGTTCACGAGCGGCGAGCGTGCGGACCTGGGCTTCCCGTCCATCAAGTTCATGGGCTGCGACGTCATTCTCGACGGCGGCATCGGCGGTTACGCGACCGCTAAGACGGCGTACTTCCTCAACACGAAGTACATCAGCTTCCGTCCGCACCGCGACCGCAACATGGTCCCGCTGGCCCCGAACAAGCGCTACGCGATCAACCAAGACGCGGAAGTGCAAATCATGGCCTTTGCCGGTAACATGACTGCTTCGGGCCTGCAGTTCCAGGGCCGCCTGATCACGCCGTAATCGGCGCGGGGCTTCGGCCCCGCTTTCTCAACTCTCGGAGAAAGTTATGCCTTCTTTTCAAACGGACGGTGTGATTGCGGACATGACGGCTAGTCAGCCATTGGGCGGCCTTTCCACCGGCATTGGTGTTGGCCCCAACCGTAGCCACTTGCAACCAACTGGTCTTCCTAACCAATCCCCGACCACAGCTGATTTCGTGGCCAAGCGGATTGGTGGTGCTCCTGATGGCGTTGTGAACGCTTTCGGAGCAGCTTATTCGACCGGCAAGGGCACTCAGTACAAAGTCGCAACCGCTGCCGTCGCAGTTGGTGCGGCTGTCGCGCCGAGCACCTACCTCAACCGATCGCCCCGTGCACTGAATACGGGCGACGGTGTTTGGGCCGTTGCGCCCTAATACTACTACCACCGAAAGCGGATAATGGAAACTCTTGATATGGACTATTCCCTGTTTCAACGACAGGGAGCAGGTGATGACAAGCTGTTGGTGGTCTTTCGGGATCATTACAGCCCGGATCACGATGCGAGCGACCGTGAAGGTCGTCCGATGTTTAAGGATGCCGTGTATATCAAGATTATCACCCCCGGTGATCGTGACAACATCATCGACCGCGAAATGCGTCCCGAGGACAAGTTCCGTTTTCCGCGCCAATATGCTGCCTTCCAGGCAGGCCAAGCCGAAATTGGCGATGGTACCCGCCTGGAGGAGTGGCCGCAGATTTCTCGGTCGCAGGTCGAAGAGTTGCGTTACATGCATATTCGCACGGTCGAGCAACTTGCGAACCTGAAGGACGATATTATGTCCAAGGCGACCGGGTTGCGCGGCCTGTCGGAGCGTGCCAAGCTGTTCCTCGAAGCGGCTGCAGGTGCGGCTCCGGCCCTGGCCCTTAAGGCCGAATTGGAGAAGCGTGACGAGCAAATCGCGGCGCTTCAGAATTCGGTTGCCGAACTTACCAAACTGGCCCAGCCCGCCCCCGGTGGCGAGCCGATCGTAGCTGTTCGGGCCAAATAATGGCTATCTACCCGTACAAATGCGAATTTTGCGGGAAGACTGAGGAAGTCCATCAGCGGATCAGTGATTATTCAAAAGCCCCCATTGTTCCTCCGTGTTGTGATGGATTGATGGTTCGGGTGATCACTGCTCCGATGGTGGTTCCTGATTACCAGCCGTTTCAATCTCACATTGATGGCACGATAATCAATTCTCGGTCCGCGCAACGCGAGTACATGGCCCGCAACGGTTTGGTGGTCTACGATGATGCGCTTGCATCGAACGTGGTTACCAAGAAGCAGGAAATTGCCAAACAGGCGGTTGCCGATATCAAGCAAGATCTCGTCGAGTCCCTTCACAAGGTCGACGCGGGGTACAAGCCACAACTCGAAACTATCGACGATTAATATGACTACGGGATACCAGATCGTTAAGCGCACGCTCGCGGTTCTGGGACTCCCTGTCCCTAACACGATAGCCGGGTCTCCGGATGCCCTCAACATCCAGATCTGGGCGCTTGCAACCGAGGTTGGACAGGAGCTTGTCGGGAAGCATACCTGGCAGTTCCTCAATCGTACGTATGAGTTCGACACGGTTCCGGGGCAGTTGCAGTACGACCTCCCTGCGGATTTCAACCGGCTGATTGCTGATACTGGTTGGAACACCGCGACCAACCTCCCGATTCTTGGTCCCGCTAATGATGAGCAATGGGCCGCGCTGTCGTATGATTCGATGGCCAAAGCTACTTTCCGGACCATCTTCCGGATGAACGGCAACAAAATTCAGCTGCAGACCGTCCCCGAAGAGCCCCAGCGGCTTGCGATTGCGTATCGCAGCAATGGGTGGGCTCAGGCTGCAACCGATCCAACGGTGTTCAGAAATTGGCTCGAAGACGATGGGGACTCTATTCTCTTCGGTGATCAATTGTTTGCGTCGTTTCTTCGACTTAAGTGGCGGGAGACGAAGGGTTTCGATTCATCGGCTGCGGAACGGGATTATAATAACGCGCTTTCAGCGGCAAAAAACGCCGACAGCCCTGGCCAAAGCATCAATATCACCGCCCGACGAGGTTCCGGACTGATCGGTCTAGGTAATTTGCCGGAGACCGGTTATGGCCTTTAAGCAACCCCGGCCCCAACGCAACAAGACTTTCTCCAGTTCGGCCCCCATTGGGGGCCTAAATGTTCGTGACGCCATCGACAAGATGCCTGCGAGCGACGCGCTGGAGTTGATTAACTGGATTCCGCAGCAATACGGGGTCCGGTGCCGCAAGGGATACAAGGAATGGTCGACCGGGCTTAACAAGCCGGTTCGCACGGTCTTTGCTTACCAGCCGGCCCGCCAGATGCTCTCGGCACAGAAGTTGTTCGCCGTGACGGATGACGCGATCTACGACGTTACGAGCGCCGGGGATGCTCCCCCCGTATCACTGGCACTCTCCGGCGTCGATAATGTCGGGCGGATGAAGACCGTAATGTTCGCTAACGCGGGGGGCACGTACATTCTTGCGACCTCCGAAGTTGATGGGTATCGGTATTACAACGGCACGGACTGGTATATTCCGGCCATGGGTACGGGGCCAGGTTCGGTTGCGGGGGTGGACCCGACTCGACTAAGTTATGTGACACTTTGGAAGAAGCGGAGTTGGTTTATCGAGCGGGGCACTACAAAGGTGTGGTATTCGGCAACCGAGGCGTTGATTGGTGAATTCCAACCGCTCGACCTCGGGGCGCAGCTTGTCCACGGTGGCACGCTTGCTTTCATTGCGAATTGGACTATCGACGCGGGGGATGGAGTCGATGATTACATCGTATTTGGTGGCGAGAACGGTGACATTCTTATATACAAGGGCACTGATCC